CCCCGCCCTTCCCCGGGATGTACGTCTACACCAACTCACCCGCCGACATGGGCAACACCAAAACCATCGACGAGATGATAGACCACTTCCGGTTCCTCATCCCCGAACTCTACCGGGTGACGAAGCCGGGGCGATCGTGTTGTATTCACCTCACCCAGGCCGTGGCCTTCAAGTGGATTGACGGCTATATCGGGATGAAGGACTTTCGCGGGCGGGTCATCGAGGCGATGGAGGCGGACGGCTGGGTCTACTACGGCGAGGTTGCGATTGACAAAGACCCGCAGGTCAAGGCAATCCGCACCAAGGACCAGGGGCTTTTGTTCAAGACGCTCGCCAAGGACTCTAGCAAACTGCACATGGCCCTTGCTGACTACCTCTTGCAATTCCGCAAGCCGGGCGAGAACGAGGAACCGATACGAGCGGGCATATCAGACAAGTACGAGAACCCCGACGGCTGGATAACAAGCGACGAGTGGATTGAGTGGGCCGCGCCCGTCTGGTATCGGCAGACGAAGCACTATCCCGGCGGTATCCGAGAGACGGACGTGCTCAATGTCGCTTGCGCCAGAGAGACAGACGACGAGCGGCACCTTTGCCCGCTCCAACTCGGCGTGATCGAGCGAGCCGTCAAACTCTGGTCTAACCCTGGCGATACGGTGTTCAGTCCGTTCATGGGGATAGGGTCAGAGGGCTATGGGGCGGTCAATCTCCGCCGCGAGTTTATCGGAATAGAACTCAAGCGGTCATATTTCGATACAGCCGTGGCGAACATCGAGAAGGCAATCCACGACAGGGACAGAGACACGCTATTCTCGGAGGCTGTCCGATGACCATCACCGCCATATCCCTCTACTTCGAGCATACACACGGCGGGTATCTCATCGTGTGGGTGATGGAGGGCGAGTGCTACAAGTGGCGAGTGAGCGAGAACTGAGGAGGATGAGATGCCTTGGAAGTGCGGAGAATCTACCGAATATTCAGGATTCCGCAACGGTGGCGTGGAATGGCGTTGTGACGCTTGCCGCTATCCGTATCGGCTTGTGACTCCGGCGTTCGAGTACAAGGGGGTCCGCCGCTGGCAGAGAGTAACCGTGCGCCTTTGCAAGAAATGCGCGAAGTCGCTTGTGACCTCGGTCAAGAAGGAGGAGCGATGAGCGACTACGACCCCACCTGCTGGAAGGACTACTCCGCCTGTCGTGCCTGTCGTCGATGGTGGTGCCGCAAGCGGTTTGGATGTCGCTTGAGTGGGATAAAGGTCATAGCCTGTTGGAGATTCCAGGAGCGAAGATGAACCTCTGCGATACGTTTGCCCGCGACAGCACCAGGTGGTAAGTTCTAAGGTGACTGATTGACTGAAGCCCCCGCCAGGGGGCTTCTTCTCTGTCCACTCACCCCTGGACAGGGAGACCGTTACCTCTTGCAGTAGCCGGGCTTCGGCCTGGCCCGTAAACAACGCCGCGAGGCTGAAGATACCGTTGCGCCCCCTCGCAACGTGGGAGGAGGGGCCCCGGCTCCTCCTCTCGACTTTTGGAGACACATGAGACGATGCCTGTTGTGCTCGAGCACCGACGTCCAAGTTCACCACGTATATACCAGAGGGGCGTGGGGAATAGACGCCCTGGTACCGGAGAACGAGATCGACCTGTGCAAATGGAAGCACCACCCCGAGGCCCACAACCTGGGGAGAGATACCTGGGCCGAAAGGTACGGACTTGAGCACCTGGTGAAGGACGCCTACCGCGCGGTGGCGAGGGCCAGAGCTGAGAGGGGGACACGTGAACATCAAGGAGATACCGCTGGGGGACATCAACCCGGCACGATATAACCCCCGCCTCGACCTGAGGCCCGGCGATCCCGACTACGAGAAGCTCAAGCGCAGCCTGGAGGAGTTCGATTGCGTCGAGCCCCTGGTGTGGAACGAGCGCACCGGCAACCTCGTGGGCGGACACCAAAGGCTGAAGGTCTTGAAGGAGCGGGTGGTCTGCCCCGAGTGTGGCACGGAGTTCGACAGGAGATAGCGGCAGAGAGAGCGATACGAGAACTATGTCAACACCGCCTGATAAACAAGCGGAAAACAAACCGGGCAGAGATGCCAGTGGGAGATTTGCCCCGGGGAATAAAGAAGGCAACAGATTTCCTCCGGGGGAGAGTGGCAACCCCGAAGGGCGACCGAAGGGAAAGACGCTCACAGAGAGACTGTTGGTCAAGCTCGAGGAGAGTTGTCCGAACGACAAAGAGGGCAGGGACTGGGGCGACGTTGTGGTGATCGCCACCTTGAGCCAGGGCGTGAAGGGCAAGGGCCCGGCACTCTCTGAGATATGGAACCGCTCAGATGGCAAGGTGAAGGACGTACATGAACACAGCGGACCAGGTGGCGGACCTGTTGAGCTCAGTCTCGGAGACCGACTTGAGGAAGCTCGGCAACTGCTCCAGAGCGGAACTGCAACTGGCGACCCAAGTCCTGGGGAATCCGTGGATACCGAGGGAGCACACGCCGACACCGAAGCAGGCGGAGTTCCTGACCCTACCGAACCGTGAGGCGTTTTACGGGGGGGCCGCGGGAGGGGGCAAGAGCGACGCGCTCCTGACCGGGGCGCTGATGTACGTCACCGAGCCGGGGTATGCGGGAATCCTGTTCCGCAGGAGTTACGCTGACCTGGCCCTGCCGGGGGCGCTGATGGACCGCGCCCAGGAGTGGCTGGGGGGAACCGACGCATCCTGGAACGGGACCGAGAAGACGTGGACATTCCCCTCCGGGGCGACGCTCACGTTCGGATACCTCCAGACGGAGAAGGACAAGTACCGATACCAGAGCGCGGAGTTCCAGTACGTGGGCTTCGACGAGCTCACGCAGTTCACCCTCAGTCAGTACCGCTACCTGTTCTCTCGTCTGAGAAGGCTGAAGGGGTCTCGCATCCCGATACGGATGAGGAGCGCCTCCAACCCAGGCGGCGAGGGGCATGAGTGGGTCAAGGAGCATTTCCTGGAGGAGGGCCCCGAGAAGGGCAGGCCCTTCATCCCGGCGAGGCTCGAGGACAACCCGCACCTGGACGTTGAGGAGTACGAGCGTTCCCTTGAGGAGTTGGACCCCGTCACCCGGGCGCAGTTGCGTCACGGCGACTGGGAGGTGTCCGAACAGGGCACCAAGTTCCAGAGACATTGGTTCGAGGTCGTCGAGGACTACCCGCACGACGCACCACTGGCAAGGTTCTGGGACCTCGCAGCGACAGAACCGAAGCCCGGCAAGGACCCGGACTGGACCGCGGGCGCGAAGCTCGCGCTCAAGGATGGTATCTGGTACGTCGTGGACGTCCAGAGAGACAGGACCACCCCCAAGGGGGTACAGAGCCTCATCAAGCAGACCGCCCAACTGGACGGCAAGGCCACGAGGATCGGGATGGAACAGGAGCCCGGTGCAAGTGGCAAAAGCGAGATTGACCGCTACCGCCGGGAGATTCTGGTGGGTTACGACTTCAAGGGCTACCCGCCCAGCGGGAGCAAGGAGGTCCGCGCCAACCCCGTCTCGTCTGCTGCGGAAGCGGGCAACGTCAAGTTGGTGAGAGGCCCCTGGATAGAAGATTACCTGGACGAGCTGGCGGCGTTCCCCCAGGGGGGGCATGACGACCAGGTGGACGCCACCAGCGGAGCGTTCAATATGCTTACCGGCCCCTACCTGGGCACGGGCGGCACATCACGAAAGAGGACGAGATGATACAGGACGTTGGGGAACTGGCGCGAATAGCCTACCCGCCCGAACTGAAGATACTCTCGGACGCCGCCAAACAGCGCGTCCTGGCAGCTCGCAAGGCCCAGGCGTACTATGACGGCGACTTCTGGTGGTACCTCCTGGAGGAAGAAGCAGCCTGGGAGGGCAAGAGCCTGTTCGAGAGGCAGGCCGTTGACTACTTCACCGACAACCGCCGGGAGACGGATTACGTCCCGTCCAAGTTGGAGTTCGGCTACCCCAAGTTCTTCATCGACGAGATAGCCTCCTGGATGTTCGAGAACCCGGTGAGTCTGAAGACCGCCGACAAAGCGGTGTACGACGAGCTCACGACGATACACCGGGCGAATATGCTCGACGAGAAACTTCTCCAGTCGGGCGTCGAAGGCTGTCTGACCGGGGGAGTGGCGGTCAAGGTTCTGTACGTCCCCGGACGTGGGGTGAGGATGATATTCCGCCCCTCCCGCGAGTGTTTCCCGGTCATGGACCACGACGACATCGACCTGACCGAGAAGGTCCACTTCGCCGCCTTCCTCGACGACGAGGTACACGTGTGGCGGCAGACCTTTGAACTGGTCGATGGGGTGTGTCACGTCCGCGAGGAGATATTCAAGATTGACGAGCTCTCCAAGAGAAATCCCATGCCAGAGAAGGTCATCAAGGACGAGGACCTCTACTCCGGTTCCAACCCGATAGACTTCATCCCCGTTGTGTTGATACCCAACGAGCCCAACCTGGGCGAGGTGTGGGGCGAGTCCGACCTCAATCCGCTATACACGATGGTCAACGAGATATGCCGCAAGATGTCCGACGTGGCAGACGCTCTCAAGTTCGAGTTATTCCCCGTCACGATACTGAAGAACGTGCTCAAGAGCGCGGTGGAGGACTTCGAGATTTCCCCCGGCGCGGTGTGGACCTTGATGGACGGCGACTCCGACCACCAAGCGTCCGCGGACAAGCTCGAATCGACCCTGGGGAACATGGACGCCCTGAAGCAGTACGTGGACCAGCTCAAGGAGGCCATGCACCAGTTCTCGGGAATCCCCAACGTGACCCGGGACAAGATCGACACCGCGGGGAACATCTCGGGCGTGGCATTGAAGTTGATGTTCACCAGCATCGTCTCCAAGTGCAACCGGAAACTCATGTACTGGAAGCCCAGACTTGAACAGGCTTACGAGTACGCGCTCCAGACCGCTTCTGTGTACGAGGGCTTCAAGTTTGACCGCGAGGCGTTTGACCTCGAGGTGCAGACCACCCCCCGGATTCCCCAGAATGAACTGGAGCAGTTGGAGATACAGGCCAAGAAGATCGAGATGCTGGTGGTCAAGGTGGTATCGGTCATGCAGGAGCTCGGCGTGGAGGAACCCGAGGAGGAGCTCATGGCGATACTGGAGGAGCGCAAGATGATTGACAACGCTCTCTCGGCAGACATATACGCGGACGTCATCGACAAGGAGGCTCAAGGTGGCGGAACTACCGGAGATGAAAGTGAAGGTGAAGGGCTACCGCCGGGCGATGAAGAAGATCGCGAGACTTCAGAAGGCCCTCCGCGACCTTAACGAGGTCGAGGTGACGTTCGAGGTCAAGCTCAAGTGACCTACCAAGAATATATGCTTCAGGCGCGTAAGGCGGCGTTCAGGGAACTCAAGTCTTACGACAAGCAGTTGGGCAGGATATACCAGAGGCTCATCGATGAGACCCTGGACACGCTCAAGACCGCCGAACGGTCTTACAGGTGGCAACAGACGCACGTCCTGAACAGTCTCGCGGACGCCGCGCGTTCGACCACCGACGAGGTGTCCGAACTTCTGAAGGGCTCGCTCGAGGACGCGGGCAAGATAGTCCGGGACTATACCGACAAGGGCTTGAAGAACACGTACTGCAAGGTCCTGGAGCGGGAAGGTATCCGGGTGGATACGGGGCAACTGCTGTTCCGCGTCCCGCAAGAAGCGGTCCAGGCGGTGTACGCCAGGACTTATTCCGATGGCCTGTACCTGTCCGATCGAATCTGGAAGTTGGGCGCGAACACCCAGAAGGGCTTGCAGAAGTGTATCGTGGACGGCCTCGCAAGAGGGTTGCATTACGATGACCCCAAACTTGCCGAGCAGGTCTCACGGTTCCTGCAACCCGCAAGGCAGGGCGTGAAGGTCAAGCCCAGCGTCACCCGCACGTTGAAGGACGGGACCAGGTACACCTTCCGCCAGAGGCCCGTCTCATACGACGCGGCCCGGCTTCTGAGGACCGAGACCATGAACGCCTTCCGCGAGGCGAGCAGCATCGCCGCCCAGAAGAACCCCGCGTGTACGGGGGAGCGGTGGTGCATCAGTTCATTCCACCCCGACATAGGGTGCGAGTGCGAAGATTACGCCCAGCACGATGAAGGGTTGGGCGAGGGCGTCTACCCGGTGGGGGACCTGCCGATGAACCCGCATACCTCATGTCTCTGCACCACGGAGCAGGCGACCGTGAGCATCG